TTTATATCAGGGAAGAAATATTTTAATACTACCAAGGAAGCAATGAAGTTATTAGATTGTCAGCATTTAGATTATCATGAAGGTGAAAAAAATGGATGGTCTGTTAAGATGCCTGAGATTGTGGTTTATAAAGAAGATAAAAAGAAAACACCACAAAAGAAAAATCAAATATCAGAATTAGATGACGAATACCATACAGGAAAATTCAGAACTTAAACTTCTCAAAGAGTTTAGAAAAAAGACGGTAAAAATATTTGGACCACCAGGTACAGGTAAAACATACACGCTCATTGAAAGAGTTTTAAAAAGACATTTAAAAAAAGGTGTTAGACCACAACAGATAGCTTTTCTATCCTTTACAAATAAAGCTGTGGATACTGCAAAGGAAAGAGCTCTTGAAGCTTTCCCACAATATGAAGCAGATGACTTTAACAAATTTAGTACATTACATAAATATTGCAGAAAGTTTTTTGAAGAAGAAGTATTTGATCCTAAAGATTGTATGATTGATTATGCATTACAAAATCATATTGTTAAAAGAACTGATTCAAGATTATCCGAAGATGACTTTACTTACAAAGATTGGTCCTTACAAATTTATAGTAAAGCAAGAAATTTAAGACTTAGTCCAACTACAGTTTATAAACAAGAAGCATACAAAAGAGATAGTCTAGATGTTTTTGTTAGAAAGATAAGAACATACGAGCATTACAAAACTTCAGGTGGTGAAAGATCTTTTATAGATTTTGATGACATGATCGAAAGAGCTATACATGAAGTTAATTTTACACCGTTAGATATTTTAATTTTAGATGAAGCTCAAGATTGTACACCACTACAATGGGATGTAATTTATAAGATGGCTAAAAATGTTAATCGTATATATTTAGCTGGTGACGATGATCAAGGTATATACAAATGGAATGGTGCAGATCCTTCATATTTTACAGATTACTTTCCAGGAAGAAAAGTTAGATTAAGAAAGACAAGAAGATTTGGTGAAGCTATTCATCACTTCTCACAAATAATTCGTAGAGGTATACAAGGTAGTATTGAAAAAGAATATCTACCATCAGACAAAGATGGATATGTTAAAAGCTATTTTGATTTTAGTGAGATACCTATAAAAAAAGAAAAAGGAACTTGGTTTATATTAGGCCGTATCAACAGCACTGTTAATGAATTAAGAATGATTGCAAAAGATGCTGGATTATATTTTAAAGATAATCATGAGAATAAATGTTTTGATCAGAAACAATGGCAAGCAATTAAGTCATGGACAAGATTAAGTAATGGTAAAAAAATAAATAAACATGATGCACAAAATTTATACAGATATATTAGAGAGCTAACACAAACCAGTTTTAGAGGAGACAAGTTTTGGATAGGAGAACCAGACTTTAGAGATTACAGTTTCGAAGAATTAAAAGATTGGTGTGGTTTAGCAATCCCTGATGAATCAAAAAAGAAACCATGGTATTGGATATTGAGACGTAACTTCAAACCAAAACAAACAAGACACTTTATTAGATTACTTAGAAATTATGGACAAGAAGAATTAGATCAAGATCCAAAAATAATTATAGATACAATACACTCAGTTAAAGGTGATGAGGCAGATCATGTAGTTATGTACAGCAAAGGTAATTATGCATCAGACTTTGGTCACAAAAAAAGAGATGATAAAACTGATGAACGAAAGGTATGGTACACAGGAGTTACTAGAGCAAAAAGAACTTTACATTTACTTCGAACAGACTATAAGTATAACTATCCGATTGGAGCAGATTATTTAATCTATATTAAGGAGAAAATGAATGACTGATGTAAACATGTTTGACGATTTTGAAAAACGTACAAAAGATCGTCAGGTAGGTGGCCGACACTATAAAGGCTATGCCATTCAGCCATATGATTTTATTTCAAGTAATCAATTAAATTTTTTTCAAGGAGTATGTATAAAATATATTATTAGGTATTTGGAAAAGAACGGTGAGGAAGATTTGGAGAAAGTAAAACATTACTGTGATTTAGAAATAGCTAGATTAAGAAAACAAAAGAGGTTGAGTGATAAAGGAAAAATGCGAAAAGTGTGAATCACTTGCCGTACTAATTTTTAACGATAAAAACTATTGTGTTGAATGTTACGCAGAAATAAAAAAAATACCAATAAAAGAATTGATGGAGAAAAATGAGTCTACAACTAACGATGAATTTTAAAAAACATATTTGGTCATGTCCGTCTGAATACAAAGATTTAACCGGTGCAAAAGAAATAGCTATCGACTTAGAAACAAAAGACGATGGTATATCTAGTGGATTAGGTGCAGGTTGGGCATTAGGTAAGGGTAATATCATTGGCTTTGCTGTAGCTGTAGAAGGATGGCAAGGTTATTTTCCATTTGGTCATTTCGGTGGTGGTAACATGATACCTGAGCAAGTAAAGAATTATATGAAGCAAGTGTGTGCTCTACCTTGTAGAAAAATTTTTCATAACGCACAATATGATGTGGGTTGGCTAGAAGCAGAAGGAATAAAAGTAAATGGTGAAATAGTTGATACTATGATTGCTGCAGCCATTATAGATGAGAATAGATTTTCTTATTCATTGAATGCATTATCTGTAGACTATCTTGGTGAGATCAAAGCAGAGACTGATTTGAAAGAAGCTGCTGCTGCCCATGGTGTAGATCCTAAAGCAGAAATGTGGAAGTTACCAGCAGAGCATGTAGGATTTTACGCTGAACAAGATGCACGCCTCACGCTTCTATTATGGCAGAGATTTAAACAAGAGATTGCTCAACAAAGTTTAACAACAGTTTGGGAACTTGAATCAAAACTATTACCTATACTAATTAAAATGCGTCAACGAGGAGTACGAGTAGAGGTAGAACGTGCTGAATCATTAAGAAAAGAAATGCTATCCCAAGAAAAGAAAGTATTGCAAGAAATAAAAAAAGTTTCAGGACAAGAGGTCGATATTTGGAATGCCAGAAAAATAGGATCAGCTTTTGACAAACTAAAAATAGATTATCCAAGAACTGCAAAAACTGGTGAACCTTCATTTACTCATAATTGGTTAGTTAACTCTAGTCATAAACTAGCTAAGTTAATATTACAAGGCAGAGAATTAAATAAATTTCATGGAACTTTTTTAACATCGATTATGAAGTACCAGGTTAAAGGAAGAATACATGGTGAGATCATGCAACTTAAATCTGAGCATGGTGGTACAGTGTCAGGTAGATTAAGTATGTCAAATCCTAATTTACAACAAGTGCCTGCTAGAAATAAAGATTTTGGTCCTAAGATTAGATCTTTATTTTTACCGGAAGAAGATCATCAGTGGGGTAGTTTTGATTACTCGCAACAAGAACCACGGATGACGGTTCATTATGCTGCATCAATCGGAGATGGTTATGAGGGTTCAAAAGAATTAATTAAATCTTATGAAAATGCAGAAGCAGATTTTCATCAAACAGTTGCAGATCTTGTAGGTATTGAAAGAACACAAGCTAAAACAATTGGACTAGGTTTAATGTATGGTATGGGTAAAAATAAATTAGCCGTAAGTTTAGGTGTAACAAAAGAAGAAGCAGATGTATTGATTTCAAAATATAATCGTAACGTTCCCTTCGTAAAACAACTTTCTGATAAGTGTATGTTTACAGCACAAGAGAGAGGAGTAATAAGAACTAAGAAAGGAAGAAAGTGTAGATTTGATATGTGGGAAACAAAAGACTTTGGTTTACATGTTGCAGAGAAAGAAGAGAATGCAATTGCTAAGTATGGGAAAGAAAATATTAAAAGAGCTTATACATACAAAGCACTTAATAGATTAATTCAAGGATCTTCAGCAGATCAAACTAAACAAGCGATGTTAGATTGTTATGAAGCAGGTTATTTGCCTATGTTGCAAATACATGATGAGCTTTGTTTCAATGTTAAAGATGAAAAACAAGCAAAAGAAATAAAAAAAATTATGGAGCAGACGATAGAATTTAAAGTTCCGTTTGTAGTAGATTATGGTTTGGGCAGGTCGTGGGGTCAGGCTAAGTAAAGAAGACATAGCATATTGTGCTGGTCTTTTTGATGGTGAAGGATGTGTTCAGTATAAACAATATCCTAGATCAAGAAACGAAGGCAAGACTTCTCATTTAGTTTGGAAGATTACATTAGAAATTAATATGATTGAGATTGATCCTCTTCATTACTTTTATAATGTATTCAAAGTTGGAACAATTACTCATAAAGCAAACTTAGGATTTAGTAGAAAAGATCAATGGCGTTGGAGATGTTCTAACAGACAAGCCTTTGACGTAGCTAAAAAAATTTATCCATTCAGTATTGTAAAGAGACCTAAGTTATTAAAAGTGATTAATCATTATGAGTTTAAAAAACCGATAGGTGCCCTTCAAGAAAAATACGATTTTTCAAAATTTTAAAATTTAACTAAGCCGAGGCTTGAGATAAATTTTCTTGTACATCCTGATATTTAATCGAGTTTCTTAAAGATTTAATATCAGT